TTGCCTCCATTTGGCTGCAATGCTAAATTAGTGGTAGCGGAAAATGTATTATTATATCCATTAATACTTGGAACTCCGCTAATTGTACCAACTGCCACCCAATTAGGTGTTGATGAGTTTGCTCCAAATGATGCTGAAAATGTATTTGCAGGGTCAACAGACCTTAATGAAACTGCCGTCACGCTACTTGAAAAGGTAGCCGCGCCTGAAACTCCAAATGCTCCATTTTGAATACTTACTAATCTGTTAGCATTTGGTGAAAGTATACCATAACCAGCATTTGATTGAAAATGAATATCGCCAGTAACAACGTTTAGATTATTTCCGCTACTAATGGTTAAATTTCCACCTATTGTAGCACTGCCGCTTACTTGCAGCCTAGTCCCGTTGTCCGTTGTAGTTCCGACAAGTAGGTTGCCGCCTCCACTTTGCATTATAGTATTGGCCCCATCAACTGAAATATACAAAGGAATAGCAGTTGAGGTGTTATAATTATAGCCAGTAACTTTCATTGCTGAACCAGTCCCAGCCTGTAATATTAAACTTGAATTTGTGCTTGTGTCTAGTATTCTAGTAATTGCTTGGGTATTGTTCTGAACATCTAGTTTAAAACCTGGCGAACTTGTCCCAATCCCAATGTTGCCGCCTGAGGTTATTGTAGCCTTAACCGTGCTTCCAGTTATAAAAGATAAATTACCATTAGCCGTGTTTCCAGTAACTCCAATAACATAAGTTGAAGCTGCACCCCAATATAATCCACCAGTTGAAACTTGGTGAATATCGCTATTAGCAACTAAAATATTACTAAACCGACCAGTTCCGTTAACGTCTAGCTTATAGCCAGCGTCTGTTGTCGTTCCAATCAGCACGTTTCCATTGCCTTCAATTGTCATTAAAATATCGGTTCTAGGCGAAGAATTAAAAAACAAATTCCTAAATCTAAAACGTCCACTAGTTCCATCAAAATGAGACTCAATTCTTGAAAAAGTTGTTGGACTTGACGAAGTATTGTAAACAGTATCTATGCCGTGAGATTCTCCAGTTGACCATCCACCAATACCTCCCATCATTATATCCCTATAAGCCGTTGCAGATGTTCCAGCATTTACCAATAAACTGCCATCAACTTGTAGTTTTTGACCTGGCGAACTTGTCCCAATCCCAACGTTGCCGTTAAATCCAAGGGCCATTATATCTAAGGCTCCAACGCTAGAATGTTGCCTTCTAAAAACTAAAACATCGTTTGCGCCACTTACTATTTTAGTTGCAAAATTTGTGTTTACTCCAGTTGCGTTATATCTAATTAAATCTGCTCCATCGGCACCACTAAACCGCCCAGTTCCGTTAACGTCTAGTTTATAGCCAGCATCCGTTGTTGTGCCGACAAGTAGGTTGCCGCCTGAGGTTAAAAACATTCCACTAGGTGAGGAAACTCCAGCTGGTCTTAACCAAATTCCATTGCTTCCAGTTGTTTCAATAATTGAATAGGAACCTGAAACTTCACCAACAAACATTGAGTTACCTAACAATGCCCGTCCAGTAGACCTTAAAGTACCAGCAACGTCTAGTTTATAACCAGCGTCTGTGGTTGTGCCAACAAGTAGGTTATTTGTTGCGGTTAAAGTTAAAGCCTGAGTTGTCCCATCCGCAATAAATCCAATTGGGTTACCATTACTAGATTTAAAAAGCCAAGTTGAATTATTTGCAGCCTCAGTACTCCAGCCAATATAAGCCATTTCAGTGCCGCTTTCTCTTAAAAAACGAATTGTATTGCCTTGGTTTAAATTATTTCCTTGTACTGCAAATCCATTGCCTTTAGATTGTAAAGTATAACTTGGCGAACTTGTTCCAATTCCAAGCCTGTCATTTGTCGCATCCCAAAATAAGTTGGATTCGCTGGTAATTGTTGTCGTGCCGTTAAAGTAAGCAACTTGGCCGCTTGTTCCCGTTCCCGTTACTGGATTCGTTAAAGCGTTCTGTTTGCTATTAAATGTTGTCCAATCTGTGCTAGATAGGAATCCATTTTGTGAGCCGCTTGCCTGTTGGATTGTAATATTTGGCGTTGTACCTCCGCTAGACGCTAAAGGTGTTGACGCAGTTACCGAGGTTACATAAGTTCCAGCCGCCTGATATTGCGGAATATTTAAAGTACTACCTACCAATGTAGCTGCCCCACTTGTACCTGTTGTGGTAAGAGTAATTGCGTTCTGCTTGCTATTGAATGTGCTCCAATCAACTGCACTTAATGCACCTCTATTAACAGCACTTGCAGTCGGGAGATTAAAGGTATGGGTATCGGTCGCGCTAGAAATGGCAAAGTCCGTTCCGCTAGTCCCAACCGCAAAGAATTGCACTTGGCTAGTTAAACCATTTAATGCAGTCAAGCCAGTTGTAAACGTAGTAATAACTTGGCATAGGTGTCCGTTTTCCGTATGCAAGGTAATTGTACGCCCAGACGTATTAACGTAATACCTTAACGCCAACCTATCTGTTAAAGCCAGCGTTGTTTGTGGCACCGCTAACGTGCTGAAATATGGGTTTATGTTTGTGCCAAATGCAATTAATTCAGGCGACGTTGCGCTGGATGCAATTAAGGTAAAGGTTGAGCCATTGTATTTGTACAATTCAACATAAAAAGACGGATTACCGCCACCACTTGACGCGCTAAAGTAGGTTTCTAAATTCCAATTACCAGCGGGAATTTCTAGTTTATTTGGGTCGCCAGCATCGGTTATAAAGTTGGCAATGTAGCCGTTTGAACTTATGCTTATGTCAGTTCCAGCCCCAAAAACTGGATTTCTGTTAACCTCGCGATAAGCAACGCCTCCGATTGTGCCTTGGCTTACTGATCCGTTTAAATAGTAACTAACTGACGCACCACCTCCAGTAGTTGCTGGGAAATCGGCCAAAGAGCCGTCGCCTCGAATGTATTGGGCAACAGTTCCCGCGCCAGTAACGGCCAAAGTTCCGTTGGTTGTTATTGGACTATTTGCAACGTTAAAAGCGCTTGGCATTGTTAGACCTACTGAGGTAACCGAACCAGTCCCGTACGCCGTGGAATCAACCGAGCCGTCCGCCTTTAGAAATTGTGCAGATGTTCCGCCAGCCTTTACAAAAGTTCCAGCCAAAATGGATTGAGCGCCAAGGTTAACCGTTGTAACTGCGCCAGTATAAGGGACATAACCGCCGCTTGAGTTTTCCCATTTAGACGTTGACGAATTATAAACCAAAACCTGGCCATTGGTTGGCGCCACAATCGTAACGTCTCCCAACTCGCTTAAATTTATGTCGGTCCTATCTACGTTTTCCCATTTGCCCAAGGTGCTATTGTATTGCAATATCTGACCATTGGTTAGGCCCGCAATGTCAACGTCTGTTAATCCAGCCAAACTTTGTGGCGACCCTTGCAAAAGCGTTGCCTTGGTCGTCTGTTTATTTAGTCCGTCTTGCCAAATTAAAACAATATCATTGTCGCCAACACTTGCCGCAATGGGAAAATCTATAAACCTTCTATTTGCCATAATTAATTAATAGGGTAAACGTACGCCGTCGGTACTTGTCCAAAGGTAATTCTTGCCACGCGACTTGCCAAGTCGTATTCCCAGCCAATGACTTGCAAACGCACCGTGGAATAGCCAGTATAAAGCAATTGATTGGTTATATAACCAGTCCCAAAGGTGTCGCCTTTGCGTCTAAATGACCCCTCTAAGCGATAACTTAAAGCGTTGTATATACTCAACACATTTCGCGCGTAACAATCCCGCAAACGTGGCGAATAGCCGCCCAAAAGCGCTTGGTTTTCAAACGAAATGTTTGTTTGCGTGTAGGTAATTGTTCCGTTTGCATTGACTTGCAACAAAAACGTCGAGGTTTGGTAATCGTTGCCGTTCGAATCTTTTAAAAAGACTTGAATTTGAACGTTTGCCTCGCCAGTATAATCGTAACCGTTAAAGGTTATCGTTACATTTCTTTGCGTGCTGCTAATTGTTGTAACCGACACGTTTAATTGAGCGCTTGGCGGCGGTGGATTTCCCGACAAACTGCTAACTAAAATCGTAACAGAATCAATTGTAAACGTGCTGGCTGCCACAAATTGGCGCTGGTATTGTCCCGTCACCGTTCCGCCTGAAAAATTAAGCGTATTGGCGCCCAAGGTGTCAGTTAATCGGTTAACTTGGGTAACTGCACCGCTTGGAACCTGAATAATTCCTGTCGTGCCAGCCAAAGACTTTTCAACAAAAACAATGGCTGGCAGTTCGCCTATTCTAAGCCAGTTTTTTGAAGCAGTAATACAAAGGTCGCTAAACGTTAAAGTATCGTCGCGTAAACTCGTGTAAGCCCTAGCCGTTTCGTAAATCTTTTTTACCTCGCTTGGGTTTTTCTTGCCCTCAAATGTTGGGATTATTTTTGCCGCGGTTACTGTTGCGCTGCCAGTCTCGCCAAAATACTTTAATTCAATTGACAAAAATCCAGCCGTTGGCAATACAAAACTAGAAAGTTTAAACTTACGAGTGTCGTCGTCCCTTGTTGAGTAAAAAACAAAAGTGTTGTAAGTTTCTGACCATGCCAAAAGATTTAAAGAGCCTACAATTGCAGTTCCTAAATATCTAGTTGTTCCGCTGCTATCGACGTGCTTTACTGCAATAGCCATACCGCTTGCAAGTGTAGAATAATTAATATCAACCTCCAAGTCCAAACTTAATCCAGCAAAATCCAAGAAAACAGGCTTTGAAATAATTGGCTCGTCCGTCTCTTCGCCATTTGGCATAAATCGAATGTCCCAAGAAACGCCTTGCTCGTTATCGTAACCCGTTTGCGCTGGAATGTTATTTGGAAAAATTTGTATTACTGGCGTGTCAGGATCAGGCGTTATTGTCCAGTCGTAAGGTTTATAGGGACCCTCTAAAAACCAACTGGATTCGTTGAATGATTCGCCATTGGTAATAATTGATTGGCCCAAATCGCCCTGGGTTAAAGTCAGTTTTTTAATTGGCCGTTGGTATTGTAACAACTGATCGCCGCCAACAGGAATCCAATTTGTCGAGGCGTTTGTTTGGTCGGCAATTGTTTGCATTTCCTCAGATTGATTTGAGTAACTAACCATGGACCGATTAGTTCCTAAATCTGCCAAAGCAACAAATTTCGAATCGCCATAAGCAATAGAATTCCAAGTTGTCAATTCAGGCGCAGCGACTAATTGCCATGTGATTGCGTCCTCGCTTATTGCAATTCTGTTTGAGCCAGCCTGGCCAACGGCAACAAAAATTCCATTTCCGTAAGTAATTCCAAACGGAATAATTGGCGAAATATTAGTGTTAATCCAAGTTATTCCGTCGGTTGAATAATGGGTGCCAGTTGTGAATTTTCCCTCTGCAAATGTGATTGCGTTTGATCCTAAATTTGCATTTACTCCAGTCCAGTTAATTCCATTTGTCGAATACATTACTCGGTTGGTGCCTGTATTTGCCACCGCGACAAATTTCCCATTTCCATACGCTACGGATTGCCAACTATTGTTGTCAGATGCGTTGCGTAATGTCCAACTTATTCCGTCAGGTGAGGTTATTACCCTATTTCCGCCTCCATTTGCAACGACAACAAATAATCCATTGCCGTAAGTAATTGCTTTTGGCGCTGGTCCATTTGTAAACGGCGTGTAACGAGTCCAATTTATTCCGTCAGTTGAAACCTGAATGTTTGCAATTAAATCAATACCCGAAAATTCACCGCCAACGGCAACAAATTTCCCATTTGCGTAGGTTATCCCTGACAATCCAAAGGACCCAATTGTTACGTTTGACCATGTAATGCCGTCATTTGAATGCCTTAAAGTAAACGATCCATTGGAAATTGCGACAAATTTGTTATTTCCGTAGGCAATGCCACTATATGGAAAAGACCCAACCGAATTGGAATACCATTCTTTTGCCGAATCAATCGCGTTATTTACAAAACTAGAAATAACCGAGCCGTCAACGTAACTATGGACGTAAATAGTTGTCCCCTCAATGTTTCTTGCAATTGGTCGCTGGATTAACCAACGTCCGTTTTTTTGTAGCAAAATCCAACCAAATGTGCGACAAATTTCCAGTAAGAAATCGTAAGCATTTAAGCCTAATTCGTCAAATGTAAATTCTTGGATTAGCAATTGTTCGCCAACCGCCTGGTCAAAAATGGATTTTGTGTTGTCCATTACAAGGCCCTCGTAAAGGTCATTACAAACCTCAATGTCCAAGTCTAATTCCAATCGGTTTAATTGCTCAAAAATTAGGCTTCCTAATTCTGTGTCTACACTTGGGCCAATTAAATCCACTTCTTTAAGCTGAGCCAATCCATCCGTTGCAGTTACAACTACTGGGTAAGGAGGGTCTTGGAATGGTTCGCCAGTAATGTCGTTTAGTAAGTAACCTTTAAATACAACGTCGCCCTCAAATTTATGCACAACCAAAAACTCACGATCTGAATAACTAAAGAAATTTCGAAAATCGGTCGTTTCTGTTGAGTAAAAACTAATTGTAAACGTGGTCGACATTATTGGCGTCGTAAGGTCCTCGTTGTCCTCACGTTCGTATTTATGCACCGCTGGCACGTCTGTTGCAATCAACTCGGTTGATGTTCCAACAAATCCGTCCTGGTAAATTTCAACGACGTTTGAATAATTGTCGACGTCTTTAAATGGAATTGTATACTTTAGACCGTATGCCATTGGTTAGAATTTTCTTGCCCTTGTTTTGTTTGCTCTGTTCAACGTGCCAACTAGGTTGTCGCCGCTAATTGTAAAGGTAACATTTCCGCCCATCATATTTTGCAATTTAGACAAAGGTGCGATAACCTCAGGGTTTGAGCGCGCGCCTGTATACTCACCAACAAGCGCTGGCGTTGGTCCCGACACAATACCGCCATTGGCAAATGGAATTAAACCTCCAAGCGGACCACCTCCGCCCAAACCACCAAGAATCTTTTTAAATCCTCCAGCACCTTTGGCAAATCCAGCAACACCTAACCCGCCAAGCAAAAGATTTAAAGCAAATGCAGCGGCAACAGTTGCGGCCAATTGTATTGCCATTTTTTTAAGTCCGTCAAAAACACCCTGAAAAGAAAGTTTACCAGTTTCTGCCAATGTCACAAATGATTGCGTTAACATATCCCCAAAAGGTAATGCAAGCGCCAAAGACTGTTCAGTTTTTTGAGTTTCATAAGCCAAAGCAGATTGAGCAATTGCTGCGGCGCTTATTCTGTCGATTGCTTCCTGTGGTATAATAATGCCTGGCATTGTCAAAGCAATTTGTTTATTCATTGCCAAAATGCTTGCAGATGCGTTTTGAATCATGTTTAAACGCTCAGGAGTTACTTGTTTAGTTACGTCACTAGGCTTGCCGCCAAATGCATCCCTTGTTCCAACTTTTCCAAGTGTTGCGTTTTGAGTTTTAATAAACTCTTCAGATTCTTTTCTAAGTTGCTTTATTTTTTGGTCATGGTCTTTTTTAAGTTGTTTGGCTAATTGATCGCTTACTTCTTTAGCGGCTTCTTTTGTCTCATTTTCTTTTTTTAGCGCGTGCTCTGCTTCAACGGCCGCTTTTTTATTTGCGTTAATACCAATTGCAACCCCCTCTAAAGTTGCCCGATATGCTGGATCAATAAAAGATAGCAATTGCCGACCAAATGCTTCAATACCACTATCTCCAGCAGTTTCAGCAACTGTATTAACAGAATTTAAAGCAGTTACTAAATCGGCAAGCATTATATTAGACAACTTTAAAACGCTAGAAATTAGACCAGTTGAAGATGAACCAATTGCCAATTGTAATTGGGTAAAATTGTCTTCTAGGTTAGAAATTTGACCGCCAACAGTTTCTGAAATAGAGGCCATTGAACCGCTGACGCCTTCCACATTTCCAAGGCTAATTAAATAATCTTTAATTGCATCGTCAGTTTTTTGTACTTCCGTAGTCACGCCTTTAAAAGTAAAAGCAACTTTATCGCCCTCAGATTTTGCACGAATACCAAACTCTTTCAATCTTTCAAATTCGCCAGTCATTGCGTCCAAAGCAGCCTCTGTTAATTGGTCAAAAGATTTACCAGTTGACGATGCAAGGTCACCTAGCGCAGTCATTTGATCCAATGTCGGTTTAAAACCTCTGTTGGCTAATTTTACAAAAGAATCTGTTAACTCATTAACTTGAAAAGGCGTTTTTGAGGCAAATTCGACAATGTCTTGCATTGCAACTTGAGCAGCGGATTTACTGCCAAGTGTTGTTGTTAAAACCGCTTCCATTTTTTGAAATTCAGCAGTCGTACTAATAACCGCTTTTCCAAAATTTAAAAGCATATCTGCGGCAAATAAACCGCCCATAGTTTTACCTAAACTTGAAAAGGCGCTAGATAAACCATTGGTTGATTTTGTGCTTTGGTTGTTTCCTTTTGAAACTTGTTTATTTAGGTCATCAACTTCCGATTTAACATCGGCCATTGCTTTGTTAAACTCTTTTAATTGGGCGACAATGTCAACATTTAATTTTGCGCTCATTTTATGGTCTTATTTACTGTGTCAAAATTTGCTTCTTCTTCAAATTTAAGGTTTTGCCATTGTTTGCCAATTTCGTAAGCCTTGGCTTTCTCCTCAGCGGTCGGAATAACAATAGGTTTACCATCCAATAAAGGAATGCGCCAGTATTTATCGGGCTTTTTAATTAAGTCTGATTTTTTTGTAACGTTCACATTATTTAACTGCACCCAAAGCGTCCTAAATAAATTTTCCTCTTTGCTTTGTCTCATTTGGTGACCATAGGCAATCGACTGGTATTCAGCAAAAGACATAAAATAAAAGGAGTCAGGTTGAATACCTAACTCCCCAATGGCATAATGGCAAACGTCTCTAAATGTTATTTTTTTTTTGACTCGCCAGCGTTTTCGCTAGGATACTCAATTTTTGTTATTGCGCTAATCCCTTGCATAATTACAAACATGACATTGGTAACCTGGTCAGATGGATTTGAATCGACCCAGTCAATAATATCCATTGTGTCCAAATTAAATTCTTTGTCGTGGTAAAGCGCGTCAACGTACAAAGCAGAATAAATAAACTTTGCGATTGCTTTAATTTGACCAACGCCTGGCGTTGTCAATTGCTCAATGGTTTGCTGTACGTCGTTTCCTAGCGTTTCGCTAAAATGCAATAAAGCACCCATCCCGAATTTGACGGAATAGGTGCTGCCATTGATGTTAATAAATGTTCGGCCTGTGTGATTCATGGGCCAAATATAATATTAATTAAGTAGATGCTGGCACAACGGTGGCCTTTAGTAAAGGACCTTTGCCAGTAAATTCAACTGAATAAGTAACTGCGGATTCCATTTCAGCCGAAACGCTGATTGACGCAACAGATGCATTGCCGTAAAATACCAAGTCGCCAGTAACGTTTGTGGTAAATTTCAAAGCAACAATAGAACGACCGCTCAATAAAGTATAAAGGTCTCCAACATTGTTAACGTCGTCAAATGCAACCAATCCGTCAGTTGAAACAGACCAATCGCGTAAGCCAGCGATATGATCGGACCAGCCTCCGTCGTCTTTGCAAGTTGCATCCGCAAGGTCAACATTTACAGATAGTTCAGAGGATGTGGCGCATCCAATCATTACGTTATTAAGGTAAACGTTTAGTAGTGTGCCATTAAATTTGCCAGTAGTAGCCATATTTTTATGAGGTTAATTCGATTTTTTTTTTAAAAATAAAAGGACTTAGAAAAAATGCAATACAATAAAATTTAAGTGTATACCAAAAAGTTTCCGTCTTGGTCAATTATAATTTCAAATAACTCGTCAATAATAAAGCGGTCGGCTGGTAAAATGGTTGGGTAAAGACCGCCAACACCTTTAAATGTTGCTGAAATGCTTGCAGCCTGTTCCATTGGTGCTGACTGGCTCAACGATTCAATTGTTGCTAATCCAATAAATGTTAAGTTATCTTCTTGTCCAGCCGATAAATAAATGCGCTCGCGGTTAATATAAGCATTGTATAAATCGCCAAAGGAAAAGCCGTCCTGTATGTAAAGCGAATCGCTAGACAATGACCAAGACCCAAGACGCGAAATATGATCTGAAAAAAAACCTGATTCGTTGCTGGTTTTATCCAACTGGCTCATTTCCGCGGATAAATTGTAACCAGTTGACTTGGCCACTCGGTCAAGTCCAACAGTTACAAATAAAGCGGAGCCGTTAACCTTACCCATCAATCCAATTTTCAATCGTCAAAATTTCACGATGCACAATGTTTGTGTCCGTAATACTTGAAAGGCTAGTCTGTTGAATTAATTTTGCAGTTACAATTTTGCCAACCTGGAGCGCTAAATAATTTTCAGGGTAAAGACAAACTATTTGCAAAATTAAATCGGCTATTGTGTCGGCGTCAATACGTCCATACGGTGCAATTCCAGCCGTTACAACGTCCAATGTTATCGTTGTAATGTAATTATATTCCTGGTTGTCTTTGTCGTCTTGTTGCGTTTGATTTCCAATTAAAATGTATGGAAATGCAGCCTCGTCAGGTGCAAAAGTATCGTAACATGGAATTTGTCCGCCTTTATAGGTAATTGTATTATTTAAAGCGGTCCAATAAGCCTTGCGCACAAATAGTTTTATATTTCTCATTATTCAAGTAGTTTTTTTAAAGTGCGCTCAATATTTTTTGGCAATTCAGTTCGTTGCTTAAAAACCTCAGGATAAAAAAACGGTCTTGCTGGCAAATTCACTTCTTTAATTCCGTCGCCTTTGTATTGCTGGGCAAAGTTGTTTAACTCACTTGGCACCTTTACTTTTGTCCCAGTTCCAAATTCAACGTAAGGCGCGTAAGTTGCGCCAACCTCAACGCCGCCAGTTACTTCGTTTTTAGTAACTTTTATCGGCATCGATTGAATGCTATTTTTTAGGGCGCCAGTATCAACAGGCACATTGTTTGTCGCTTCGCTTTCAATAGCCAGCATTGAGTCCTCTATTTCCGCTCGGACATAATCAGAAACCTGGCTTTCTAAGTTTTTTAAATACTTATAAAAGGCATTTAGGCTTTGCTGGTTAAATTCAATACTTAGCATTTAGTCCCTTTCTATTGCAATAAATTTAATAATTCGATCGTATTCTAAAACGTCAATTATTTCGCTAATTACTAGCGTTCTGCCAGCGTAATTAATATTCATTGACTTTGTAATTGTAACCAGCGGATTGTCCCTAATTATTACCTCCCATTGGTTTTTAATTACCATTTGATCCTCGCTATTTTGACGCTGACCGCTTAGGTTTGTGACCTTTGCCCAACAAGTGTAACTAAGTGTTTGCTGAGAATAAAAACCACCGTATCCATCCCCAAAAAGGCTTGGATTGTAAAACGAAATCCGCTCTCGCAAATCGCCAGCTTTAATTTCCTTATTTGTCCTCACGCGCCAAACCAGTTATAAGTTCTATAAGGCATCAAGATTGCCTTAACTCCTAAAGGCGATGGAATGGCCTGTAAATCGCTAAAATCTTCGCGGCGTTCGTAAAGGGTGTTTACCATCATTTTAACGGCAAGCTTTATGTCTTCGGGAACGGTTGTAAATCCAGCCACATAAATCATTTTAAATTTATAAGATTGTGCGCCTCCTATAATGTTAATCTTTGGAAATAGTCCAACGTTTAATTGATAATTTAAAGGCGTCTCGGCATTGTTTTGGTCAAGTGTTACGACCTTAGTAATATCGCCAGCCGCAATTAATGGACCGTAAGGAATTTGCCATTGATAAGGAAATCCAAACGATTCAATTGTAACTGTTTTGCGAATAATTGCTTTGCCCATATACGACTCACAATGTAGGCGCGCAACTTTTATAAGGCTAGTAATTAAAGTGTCCTCAGCGTTTCCGTCAATTCTTGCATATTCTTTAGCCTCTGCCAATGTAATTGGTTCGGTAACTGGCGCAACGTCTGCAAACTGTATGGAATACCCTGTAAAAGACGAATTGCTTGGCGTATATAATAAATCACTCATTGTATTGTTTCTTTGCTTTGTCAACGATAAAATTAAAGAATCTTTCTAATTCTTGGTCCTGGTATTTAAGGCGTTCCTCAGCAAGATTTCGCATTATGTTTTGATGGAAATCGTAAAGTATTTCGTCACTCATTAATTCCTCAATTTTTGCAGCCATGCCGTCAATGTCGTTGCGATCAAAGTAAAGGCCAGCGGCGCCAAGACATTCCTTTAATCCGTCTGTTGGGGTGCAAATAACTGGGAGTCGATTAATCGCCGCCTCCAAACCTACACGTCCATAGGATTCGTAAAATGATGGTACAAGAACAATGTTGGTTTTGCCATAGATTAAATGCACGTCAGGCGTTTGTGCGACATACTTTAAATTTTTTAGTGTGTCGTCAATAATTTGCTCGCCGTAACTACCAAGCACGCCAAGAAATTTGCGCTTTGGCAATCGCTTTGCCAATTCAATTAATATTTGACCGCCCTTATTTTCGTTGCAATTGATTAGGGTAATATATTGGCCATGTTTACGGTTATATTTTACGTCCTCAGGAAATATTGGAGGCTTGCAAACAATTGACTGATTAGGGTAAGGCCCGTTTTGTAAATTCTTTTCGTTTGCTTTATTGTTGTAAACAACGTGAATGTTTTGCGCTTTAAATCGCACGTTTCTATAATCGGAATCGTTGTGGCTTAAAAAAATCAATTGCTTTTTAAATTGTTTTGCCCAATTAATCGCAACGCCTGTATTGTCTAAATGGGTAAATATTACGCTTGCATTTTGTAAGGCTAGGAAAAAGTCATTTGAATAATAGCCAGTAATAAATTTTATAAAAGCAAACTTTTCGCCGTCGGGATAAATTTGACCCTCGGGTAAAATAACTTCAATATTGCATCCTTTTTCGTGGAAAAATTTTGCATAATGCTGAACGGTCCACTCTGCCCCCGAGTTATGGGTTCCCGCCCATGCGTGTACAAAAAAAACGATATTCATTTGCTTATTTGTTGATTTCGTTTAAAGGTATTGATTTATAGATAAATAAAAAAAAGCCCCGACGATTTGTCGGGGCCTTAATCAAACTAAACACCTATTTACTTATACTGCGGAACCGTTAGCCAAAGCGGCTGCAAATGTTCCGTAAACGATGGATTGAGTTGTATAAACTGCCAATGCAATTCTTTCCTCAACGCGTACGGTTACAAAGTTCTTAGTTACGTTATCAGCGTCTTGCTCGAAGAATTCAAGCGTGATGCCCTGACGAACGAACAACTGGGAACCAAGTGCAAAGTCTCCAACGAAGAAATCGCCAGCAACAACGCCATTGATTGCGTAAACTGGAACGCCCAAGATAAACATTTGACCAGCTGACATGGTAACATAAGAAGGGATAATGTAACCACCAGTGCTTTCTTTAACAGATACTAACTGCAAATAGTCAGATGGGTTAATCATGATTGCGTTTGGCGCGTATTCGTTTTTAGTTGTTTGAACAACCGCAGCAGCCAAAACGTCAAATCTGTTAATTAGTGTGCCAAATTTAACTGTTGTCCAAGCTGATCCGTCAGTTGCAAAACCGTTCAAGTTCTGACCAATACCGCTTCCGTACAAAAGCTGGGTATCTTCAACGTTCAACAATTTGCTAGGAGCGCGGCTAGAAAGGTAAGCGATAAGCCCTGGGGTATCGTCCAACATTTCTTTTGTCAATCTCATGAAAGTAGGGATTGTACGAATGCTACGATCTACCGCAGTCAAATCGAAATCGGATTGAGGCTTTGGGGAACCCTGAGCGGTTGGAGCCGCAGCGTTGTCGTAAGCTGACTCGCGCACGAAACGGATAAGGTTAGAGCTAGTCTGTCCAACTGGCAACAACTGACGAACGTTTACTTTTCTGTTTGGAGTAAACTTAAGATCAGGAACGCGATCCGCTGGGATAACTTCGCCAGTGTAAGCGTTTCCAACTGTCATGTCAGCGCCTTTCAATTCAAGGTCCAACTTTACTTTGTTAGCGTTTCCGCTTTTGTAGTTTCCGAATGCGTCAGAGTTAAACGCTTTCTCTAGTTCGCTAGAGAAAGAATAACCTTTTGCAGCCTTAGAAAAACCAGCCTGGGTGCGTGCATCTACGCCGTCCAACTGAGCCTGTAGGGCGTCAGCTTTTTCATTTAATTTTGCGGTTTCAGCAGAAAGTGATTTTCTGAATTCTTCGCCCGCTTCTTTCATTGACTTTACGTCGGAAATCAAAGCTTCGTTTGATTCCAATTTAGCCAATACAGAGTCCAATTGTGATTTAATTGCGTCCATTTTGTTTTAGATAAATTTTTTAAGTTTTGGTATATATTCGAACTCCAAAGCCATTGACAAACTCGGGTCTTGTACGGTGGTGAATTGACTTTCGTCGGATTCTACGGCCAAAACTGATTTAGTGTTCAATGCCTTTAAATGTTCTTGAATTTGCTTTAATCCTATTTCAATTTGAATCATTGACTCGTCGGTAAGGCTGCCATTTCTAAGAATGCCGCAAAACTTTGCAATCATTTCCTCAGTCTTTGGCTTGTCCCATGATTTCATTGACTCAATCGGTGTGTTTGGATTTGCTCCCCATGTAACTGTTGAACCTTCCCAAAGTTTAATTTCTCTAATTTCTCGGTAACCAGCTTTATTGTCCGACTTCATAATTTCAAAACCAACTGAATGCTCGTTAAAAACACCCTCAGCATAAAGTTTTATTACGTCTTTGCCATAACTAGTCTCGGTAATCTTAGAGGTAAAGCGCAATCCTTTTGCGTCCTCCATTAATTCCGTAGGCTTACCCAATGGCATTAAAGGATTGTGCTGCAAAAGGTGCATAATTCTATTGCGTCCCATTGGTCCATTTTCGGCGACTGTCTTTTTGTAAGCGCCTGAAACGATAACGTCGCCGTCGGAATCTATGTTATTAAATGCAGAAAAATAACCAGTTACGATGCCTTTAACATCGTCAACGTCTTCAATTATTCCCTGGCTTATATTCTTGTAAATCATTGTCGGTTTTTTTGTAAAAATAAAAGGCTACAAAAAAAAAGCAAACCAATAAAATTATTGATTAATAAAATGCATTGCTTTGTTTTCGCTTTCTTCAAATATACTTGTATAATTTTTATAACTACCCTCAATGTCGCTTTCACTTGGTCTTTGAAAAGATAGGAATGGCACGCAAATATAAGAGTTGCCTTTAGGATGGACCTTTGTCCTAAAATATTCGTCAATTGGCACGTCTAAATCTAGTTTTGCCATTTCCTTTGCAAAGCGATGCGAATAAAGTATTGCGTGCGTTGTCCAAGCGCCGTAAGTCCTAACCAATTGTTTACTTATTCGGTCAATTCTTGAATCTTTTATATTAGCCCCAAGCATTAACATATCCCAGTCGGCTGGCAAGTCATTTATTGCGTTTTGTAAATTAGTCGCCCAACCTCTAAACGTTGCGTCGTCCTCAAATATTAAAACGTCGCCGTTGCATTCTTGAAATATTTTTTTGAAAGTTTGCCATAATCCAAGCCAGCCCCATTCGTGTTTAATTGCGCTTACTCGTTCCAAATTAAAATGCGGGGACAATTCTTGCATTGACGCACGCCATTTGTCTTTGCGATGGTCCAAGTTTATAACGTAAGCAATCATTTTCTAATTAATAAGCCGTCAACGTCTCGCATTATTCTAAAAACAACCTTGCATCGACAATTACATATTTGGTCAGCGCCAGCACCTTGGGAGCCGTCGCCTGGTTGTCTCATATCATTTCCGCCAACAATAAAATTTTGGTCGAATGGAATCCAAGGTTTTGCCATCATTTCTGCATGATCAGGACGCGTGCGCGTGTCGGTCGCTGGAATCCATTTCTTTTCATACATAAAATCCGAGGTTGCCGCTGATTGCATGGCCGCGTTGTTGGTTGCTATTACCATTTCAGTCCTAGCAATCAACTTTGCACGATTTCTAAATATTAGAGAAATGCTTTGTTGAATGTTTGTGGCTATTTCTAAGGCGCCAAGGCCTTCATTTATTCCAGCAAGTACAATGGCTCGAATTATCTTTTGGCTGGTTTCGTTAATGCTTATCAACGTTTGCGGCAAGTTTCTAACTGCAAACAAACGCATAAAGTCACGCCAGCCAGCGCGTAAAACTTCTTTAGTTGCTTTTGTTGGCGGTTGGATTGCGTTATAAATTGCCTCGGCGTAAGCGGTGCCAGCCACAACGTAAAGGTTTTCCAAGGTGTCAGCCAAAGGCGCTGGCGTTATTAAATCAAAGCGGTTAATATTTCCGTCCGCCTGTTTAATAGCATCCAAATACGGTTGCATTTGCTTTTTTAAAGCCGTGTAAATTTGCTTTTCGTAGCGCTTTTCGTAACGTCTTTGCAATGCATCCAATTGCTTTGCAAGCGCTAAATCTTTTTTAGTTGGATTGGGCATAATCTCCCAAATTGTCTACGTCGTCAATAGGTTGCTCGGAAAACTCGGACAAGGTCATTAATCCCTGGGGGATAAACGGTTGTTCCATCAAAATATTTTCATAAAGTCCGTAATTCATGGCTGCACGCTTTTCGTTTGGAGTTAACCACCAAGCCTGGGACAATTGATTTACAAGCTTATCCATGTCGTCTTGCATTTCAGGATAAGCCATGTAATCAAAATCCAAAAAAAGATTTTTGTTACCGTATGATGTCAAAAGCCAATTGTTTAGCACGTCCCTTATTTCAATATGCAAAGGTCTTACAACGTTATTAATTAAAGCCCTGTAAGCCGTTTCTGTATTGTTAAACGTGCTGGCTTCAGTATCGCCAAGTAACTTAGCATCGACGCCGTAAACGCGACATAAAGAGCGTAAAATTACTTTTTGTGTGTCAATGATTGACATATCAACAGCGTTCATTCCCATTTGTACCCAAGACAATTTTGCTGGCGTAATAATTACGTCGCCCGCTCTGTTTGCGCCCTGGTAATTTGCCGCGTAATCTTCTTTAAGACCTTGCGCTTGCTCGCGTGTAATGTTTACCGTTCCGTCTCCTGTTAAAATACCGCGCGCACCCATGTTTTGGAGCATAGACAAAAGCGCTTGCTTGCCATCGTTAGAGGTGGTTAAATCACGAACGGCGGACCGCAAAGGTGAGGCGCCATAAAGATGGTTAGCGGTTCCAGCGGTATAACTTAAATTAATGTTTTTTAGGTGACCAACGTTATTGGCATTTATGCGCTCGTAACCGTTATAGGTTAATCGGTATTCCTTAATCGGTTGGTTTAATCCACCGCTTATAATTTCCATGTATTGCGCTGGCAAAGAGTACAACGCAATAATTGGAGCGTTTGGTTGCTCGCCACGTCTAGCGCCGTAGATGTAAGCGTTGCCAGTAATTAGACGAAATGCCGCAATTTCCTTTAAAAGGTTGTCCCAAGTTTGGAATTCGTTTGGCTTTTTAAATAACTTTTCAAGTTCAGGAATATGCACCTCTTCCAATGCCTTTGTTTTAAGTCGCTCGGCCTGGAATTTAGCGCCTGAGTTGTCAAAGTTCCGAGACATTGATTTATAGTAATTCAATGCCTTTTGGTCCTTTACTTCATAAACAACAATTGGCGCCGTGCTTACTTTATTAATGATTAGGTTGATAATTGCGTAAAGGTCAGAGTTAAGGTAAAGACCTTTTTCGATAAAATTTTGCGTTGTTGGTGCGGTCCAAATCACGTTGTTTCCCAAGTAAGGGAAAACCGCGTTTAAATATGTGGAATCTTTTTGGTTAAAGCCTAGCGCTGCTTTAATTCTATCAATGTAATTCATTCCGTTTGCTTTTTTTGTAAAAATAGGGTAATAAAATAAAAAAATGATTCAATATTCTAAACGTGCCAAAAATCTTGGCTTGTTAACATTAATTCGGTAAATCCCCAAACCATTGCGTCGACCCGATCAGGGGATTTGCCTTTGTCAGGTTCAAAGGTAATCATTTGGTTTTCTAGCAATGGGAAACTGCCAACATGGAAAATTTTGTGTTGCTCATAAAGCGAATAAATTGGCTCTGCCCTTACAAATTTCCCTTTTGTTGCGGTTACAAGTTTTATTCTTGCGGTCGTGTTTTGCGACCTCAAAACGTTTTCGACCATGTCACCGCCTTGGTTTTTTTCAGCAACCACGCAATCAGCATTCCAATTTTTAAACGCTTGCAATGCAACTGTTGCCCATTCCGTTGGCGAATATTTACCGCTAAGGTCCTCTAAAACGTAACCTTTGCCGTTGACGTCTTTTCCGCAAACCATTATACCAGTTTCGTCGCTGCCCATTAATGCGGTCGTCGCTGGATCAATGGCAACCACAATGCGTGACAATTCAGGTTTTGCGCTTACCCTTGCTCGTTCAATTATTGGCCGATTCCAAAGCAATCCTTCGGCATCGTCTAGCCATTTACCTAAAAATAAATGCTCGTAACGGTGTTCGTTTTCTTGATTAACTCGCTTTGCCTGGTCAATAAATGACTGGCTTAAATTATGCTCGTTGTCCAAGTAAGTTGTATGGATGTAACTGGTATCGCTGCGCGTATGCTTTACAAATCTGTTATAAATCCAATGACTTTTGTAACTTGGATTCATTACCAAAATAACGCGGTTTGGCTTATTTACGGCACGAATTGAAAGGTCGATTCGGTCAAAAACGTCCTCGTCCATTAATTCCTCCGATTCGTCCAAAATAAATGTTGTAACGCCAGCAATTGATTTCAAGTTAGCCGTTGCGGTGCCTTGGCTGGTCTTAATCCCTCTAAATAAAATCTTTGATCCTGTGGCCTTATTTATAATCTCGCTTTGGGTAATTTCAAAGTCGTCCGCCTTATTCATCAACTCTATTTTGTCGATAAATTCGGGGATAATTGAAATAAACGCACTCGTCAACGTCCAACGAGTAAACAGGATAACGTGGCCCTCCTCATAAGTTAGGTTTAACAGAAACATGGACAAGGTCCAAGACTTCCCCGAACCACGACCGCCAGTTATAAGATAATAACGGGTTTTAGGCGTCTCTAAAAATAACGGTTCGTATTTGTCAATTATTTGGATTTTATCCATTCGATTGGCGGCGTTACTTTTTCGCCCTGGGTTGTTACGTCAACGACTTGCTTAGGCATTCCAAAACGATAATTAAGCCAGCATTTAATTGCTTGAATGTCGCCGTCCTGGCACTTTTCCCAAAGCGCGCGCCAAGCGTCCTCAGGTACGGCAATCGCGTCCATTTGCTCAATTATTTTTATTTCGTCTGCCTTTGGCTTTCTGCCAGCGCCTGGCCTTACGCCTCCATTTTGTCCCATGTGAAATAAACTGTTTATTCAGTCAAAGATAAAAAAAAGTCTAATCGAAATTAGACCTTATCAAATACCATAATTGTGTATCCAAACCACGACGCATTTGTTGCGGCCTTTCTTATCTTTTCGCTGTCGTTAAAATTAAATTTAAATCCGCGGTCCTCAATTTGCCCAATAATATAATTATTATTTCTGCAATTGACGTGTCCGCTGCCCCCTTGTCCCTCAATTGCCCAACTTATAACCAAATGCTTTTTTGCGTGCTTGGTTATGTTGTCAATAAATTGGTCCTCAAATTCCGCTGGGATATGCTCGCCAACCTCTAAAGACAAAACAACATCAAATTTTTTACCCAAATAAAATTGTTTAGATAGGTCCAGCACCTTTGCAATTCCACCGCTTAAGGTTTCGGTATTTGGATTTCCATCGTATGCCTCCACTTTGTAACCTTCCGCTTTAAAAGCCTTTGCGTAGTCACCTAAACCACATCCAAAGTCGACAACTGTTGTGGCTTTCTTATCGGCTAAGTACTTGCATAATGCAGCGGATATGCTAAGGTCGTGAATGTGTCCTGTTTGGTCTGTTGTCTCCCAAAAACCTAAATCATTGATCTGCATTTTTATTTTTTTTTAAAGTTAGAAAAAAAAGCTTGAGCAAAACCCAAGCCTTTTAAACATCAACAAACCCAAAATAACTACATTAATAAAATTGTTTGATTTGTTGGCTGACCTATAAAATTACAAAGTTTGCCATTCCATTCAAAACGAACCTCTTTTTCTCGTCCTTGGTAAGCGGCTGCCAATGTCCTTATTTGCCTTTGTACAAGTTCAATGCACTCAAATTTACCTTTTCCTTTGTTTGACCATTGTGACCAGTTGCCATCCCTTAGACGGTAACGAATTTCCAAAGAATAATCAGGCTTTGTGATTGGGTAACCTTTAGCCATCTTTTCGCTTTATTACAACCTCCAAACCAATTTCGTCGCAAATTTTACGCAAATTCAAAAGGCTAATCGACTCTAAACCATTCTCAACGTGGTTTATTGGCGCGTGACTTAATCCAATTTTCTTGCACAAATCTAATTGGTTGTAACCAGCTTGCTTGCGTGCTTTCTTTATTAACAGACCTTCGTAAATGCTCATTTGTTTAATCTTTACGCAAATATAAGGTTGCGATAATAATACAAGTTAAAAACAAGATTTTTGTTTAATCTGTGCATCCTCCCATGTCGCATGATGTACCAGCAAAATCAAATTCGCCAGTAAATTCCATTTTAAACTTTTTACGATATGGGATCATATCATCATGCCAAGTATTATATTTTCCTTTTTCCTCTTGCTTTGCAAACCATTCTAAAATATTTGGCTCTTTAAGAAAATTTTGTTTTATCAGTTTTGGACTTTTATGGTGGCATCCTTGACAATTGCTATCTTCAGGAAAATTAAATTCAGGAAATTTTTGCCAATATTTTTCTATTTCATATTTTTCAATCCTATTAGTTATTAAAGGATATGACTTGTAAGAAACTAAAACATTTTTTGTCCATTTATTACGTTTATTTCCAGTCAAAGACGTGTCCGTTGCAAAATCAAAATATTTTTCAATTTTTAATTTAGGTTTTTCATCTTTTTTAATTTCATACGCTCTTTGCAGCTCGTCATATCTGAATCCAATTTGCTCTTTAACAATCCCATATCTGTAATAAATATATTCCGTCATTGGTTTAATTTTCATATCAGTTGTACAAAATCTTCTATTCCAAGTAGGCAAACAACCAGCATTATCAATTATTTGATCAAAACTTTTACCTCTAACCCAAATTATTTCCTTGCCTATTTTTTGCTCCAATTGCATCATAATTTTTAAAGTCTTTTCTGATTCAGCAGATGCAATAAAATTTCCATTCAATTTGTTTTGAGCATAGGCTAAAACAGTTAAATCTTTTGGCATACAATTTTGATCATCAATACAAACGCAAGCAAAAATATTTACGTCAGCTGGATAATGAATTGCCATATAGGACGAGGTTTTTCCTCCACTTAATGAATTAATTATTTTCATATTTTTAAAACGGCAATAAATTATAAATGCCCATTTGTATAAATTCGTCGCCTTTCTTTACAATGCATTTGCGCACGTTTAACTCGAAAACTTTTGAATCGTTAAAGCCGTATTTTTTTTGTGCAATGTCCATTAATAATTTAACTGGGTTGTCCAAGTCACTCGCCTGGTTGCTAAATCCAAAAAAAAACTCAACTCTGAGCATTTGGTTAGGATCAATAATTTTTGGTGGCATTTGCAAAAGCATTGCCTTTTCGTATTCTTTGTAAATAGGCGTTTTAAAACGTTTCCCTTGCCACGCTGAATTGACGCTTAAAGGCTTTTCGTTTATTTTAAAAACAATCATTTACAACGGTTAAAAATCCAAGACCAAGCCAACGTCCAAATTGCCAACAATACTACAAATAGCAGTAGGCTAGAAATCTTTAGCAACGCAAGTAGGGTAATCCCTACAAGCGCCACAAAAATTGCATATAAATCGTTTTTTTTCATTTAAAATGGTAATGCGTCGTTTTCAAAAATTCTCTTTTCTAGGGGCTTAAAATTGGCCTCGTTTTTATTCGCCACTTGTACGGCTTCCCTTTGGTAAACTTCCAAATAATGCGTCGCCTTGCCTTCTACTTTTTCTTGCTTTTCTTTTACCGATGAATTGACCCATTCACAATCATTGTCGTTTAGGTATTTTAAAAGCGTTTCCAAGTCTTTTCTTGACTGGCTAATTGTCCATAAATCGCCATACTTTGTTGTAATCATTTTTGCGTTACCGCCGTAAATCTTGCTCATAATCGTTTTGTTTTATTTGTTTAAAGTGACTTTAACCTCAGGAATTATTTTAACAATTGGTTCTGTTGCTTTAATAAAAAATATTTTAGTCATTTTCTCTAAAGCAAATCTTTTAAGAAATTCAAAATCTTCGTTTTTATGATTTTCAAATTGGTCATTTGTAATTAAATGAGCATCAAATTTTTGAGTTGCTCCATTTATTCTATTTGGGTTAGTTTCGTACAAAACCAAATATCCGTAATCATCATTTACATTTTCTTTCTTTTTCATATTAGTTTATCTAAATTTTTATTCTCCTTAATCGCGTCCAAAATAAACAATTTCCAAATCTTATTCTTTGTCTTGGCCCCAACTGTTGATTCTTCAACGTACCTAGTTGTTAAGCGCAATTCTCGGCGAACGTCGGTTTCTAATTCTTCAACGTTGAAATCCCAAGGCTTTAAAATTCCTTTTTCTTGAAATCTGTTAAACCAGTATATACCCCAGTCGGCAATGTGTCTGCAAGTTCCAGTTTCTTTGGCGTGCTGGTAATTATCGCGAAAGGTTTGGCGTCCAATTTCCTTCCAATGTTCAATTTCCTCGTTGCTGTATTCGCGCTCTTTGTTGTTTAACGCCTGGACTTCCTGGACAATTTGGCTTTGGTGGTGTGCGTAATATTGATTAATCCAAACGCTCACAGTCTTCTCGTTAACGTGGTAAAATTCGCCGTATTGGCCTCTCATACCAGCGTGTAAAATGTAATCAACTCTCGCGTCAGTCATCCAGCCATAAGAGCCAAACAATTTGCTTAGGCATTCGAGCAACTCGTTAGCCTCTTCTTTTTTGTATTCTTTAAATTGCTTTAGACCGCAAACAAATTCCATTTTGCGGAGGTGCGTTAAAATTATCTCATTCATTTTTTAGGAGTTTTTGTCGTTGCAAATCTTCATAAATTTCGTCGAAAACGTTTCGACTTTTTTCTTGTTTTATTTCAATTGGATTCCCTCTTTTTATCCAATTAAAAAAGTGTTCTTTCGCGTCTTTTTCGCTTACCTTAAATTCAGCTTTTAATATGCATTCTTGCCTAAATTCATTTAAATGATTTCTTACCTGGTCAATTGTTGCCTTGTGCTTCATTGCCATACTTTCCAACCAAATCATATTATTCCATAAATCTCGGAAAATTTGATTGTGTGACTCCTCATTTAATTTATTTTCATTTCCTTTTATTTCTTTTTCTTTTATTTCCTTTCCTTTCTTTTCCTTTAATTGCATTGCTTGTGCATTGCTTAAGCTATGCATTTGCATTGCATTTGCATCAATATCTTTATTCCAGCGTTTTTTGGCCGCTTCTCGCATCTTTTCGGAGCGCTCTTCTTTTAATTCCATACGCTTTAAAAGACTTTCCGACCAAAAATATTGTTCATCTAACTGGAACAAATCAAAATCATTAATAAGCTTTTTAATGCTATCTTCATGCGTATGCAATGCAAATGCAATGCTTTTGTAATGCTTAAGCATACGGAATTCAGATTCATTTCTAAGCATCTCAATTAAGGCCCAAAAAAGACCGTAACCTTCCCAGCCCATTTCCATTCGTAATTGTAAAATCTTTACATCGTCCTTTGCGTTGGCATCGTGCGAAAAGTAATAAGCTTCTTTTTTCATAACAAATAAAAAAGGCCCTATCGTGTCGGAGTCGATGGGCCTTGGTGGATTTACACCTATGAAACATCTAAGGCTCCGACCTCTTAAATGTTTCATTATTTATACAAATATACTTCTTTTTAATTTATCCAACTAAATACCGACGTTTTAGTTCAGTATAAATTGTGCCATAACATCTACCCAGTTCCGAAGCAATTGCCTTAATTGGCTTGCGGTCTTGCCAAGCCTCAAAAATAATTTGCTTTTCTTGTTCAGTTACTTTGCGCCTTATCATAATCCTTTAAAATTTGGTCAATGGCTGCCAAGCAATCGTGAAATACTAGACCGCCCTGGTCGATTGAATTGTGCAAGCGTTCAAATAAACTAACGAATTCGTGAAACTGTTTTATTGTTGCCTCGCCGCCGTCGTAATTTTCCAAAAATCTAAACGCCTCACTTGATTTACGTTTTAACGCGTTAATCATGTTTTTATGTTTGGTCTTTAGATCGCCGTCAAAAGCCTTTAACATTGTCACGTCTTCGTAATAATCCAACATGATTTCCTGGAGGGCCAAATAAACCAAATACTTTTGCGTTGCCCTATGGTTAAGTTCCAAAATTGCTTCCTCGCGTGTCATAAATCTAATTTAATTCTTTCAGCGGCTTCGCGCATTTTTTTATTTAAACAAGTATAACGTGCAACTCGTTTACCATTTTCCAAAGTTACCATCTCCGTAATAATGTGAAAACCTTCGTCTCTTAGGTTTGCAATTCGAGCCGCCAGCCTAAAACATCCAAATTGGGTAAGTGCCTCTAGCTGAGTTAAAGAATAGCCATTTAAGAGCCATCCCTTAATTAGTGCGTTTTGTGAGTCGGTCGATTCCATTAATTAAGAAAGTTTAAAAGTAAAACATTTGCTTTTGTGTATTCGTCGCGAAATTCTTGCTCGCTAATTGCAATTAAATCCTGGCTTTTAACGTATTGAAACCAGCGGCTTGCAAATGCCTCAATTTTGCCAATTGAAATTTCAGGAAAAAAAAACTCGTCCATATTTGATTTGACAAACAAATAATTTTTGTCGTCCAAAATCATGTAATAATGATGGGCAATTTTAAAATACTTTGGAATCTCAAACTCGTTTTCTGAGTAAGTGCGTGCTTTAATTTTAATCGTCTCCATAGGTGTTTGTTTTAAAAGTTTACAATAATTTAAGGCCAAGTAAATAGCCAAGCGCAAAGATTGGCAAAAATGCCACTATTGCGTAAATGATTTTACCGATTACTTTAATTGATTTTTTCATTGTTTTTTGGTTTAAAGTTTAGCAATATTAAAACTAATCTAAGGAATAAAAAATATTTTACACTTTTTTTTCAATCATGTTTTTTGATTCGGCCACATCAAGCAACTTTTTTACTTTGCGAAATTCCAATTTTTGATCCTCTGCAATTTCGCTGCAATTGTAACCGTATGTCGCCAGCGTTAAAATTCTACTAATTTGGTGGTCGGTTAATATTTTAAAAATGTTTTCGTCCATTAATTTTCGTGGGTGAATTTCATGCATTTTTAATTTGGTATAAAGTAGATAACCAACTCTTTGATGATCTAAACCAAGCGCCTTGGCTATTTTTTTTCGCGTTAATCCTTTTAAATAAAGGTTTTTGATTTCTTGCATTATTTGCTCAGTTTCCACAGTCGTTTAAATGTTTCGTTAAAAGATAATTTTTCCGTTTGATAAGTTGAACGAATGCCTTTTGGCGCCAAATCGCCTGGCCGTTCAATTGATTCGTTTAAATAAATGTGCTTTTTCATTTTATATTTAAATTAAAATTTTCAACTATTCTTGCGCCAAAAACATTTTCGCCACGTTTAATCGCGTCCTTAATTGCTACCTTGTCCGCAGTTACTACGTTTTTGACGTTTAAAAATTGGTTTGGTAAAGCCTCGATAATGTCAACCTCGACCGCTTCGCTGCGACGTGTTGAAAGTTTAAATAAAGGACTTTCTATTTTTTCGATACCACTTACAAGCATTGCGTTTTTAACCGCGTCCTTTAGCCTTGTAATGGCTCTGTCCTTACTTTCTTTCATTGCTTTTAAACGCTTTATTTCGTTCTCAATTGCGTCGACATCGCTTTGGATGTTTGCAATTACCTTGGCATAGTTGCCAGCCTTTGCTTGTAATTGATCCTGGTTAATTATTAGCATTTGCTCCAACTCAGGGGTCAATTCTTCGGTTTCCAATAAAGACGCTAATTTGAGCGCGTCCCTAGTTATTTCGTATAAACTTGCCATTAAAGTAGTCCGTCTAAAGTGTCCAATTGTTCCTGTGTTAATTCGTATTTTACCAAAGCCTCTTTGGCTTGCTTGCGTTGCGCGTCGGTTCCGTTTAGATATCTAACCAAGTAGGCAAATTGCTCGTCTGTTGGTTTAGTCTTTGTAACCGCTGGCGCTTGCCTTACTGGTCGGGTTGCAGCCTCGCCGTCGTCGTCGCTAATTGCTAGGTTTAAAATGCTTGTAATTGCGTAACGTCTCGCGTAACTAATAGCCGAGCCTTGCGCTTGTGGGTCGTTTTGCCTAACTACCTGAAGCGTGTAAGTTGCCGAAATATACTCGCCACTCTCGGCGTGTATAAGCATCGTTGTAAGTCCGTCTCCATTTGGAAACTGACTAAGGATTAAACCAGCCTTTTCTAGCGGTTCGCTGATCTCTGTAATAATGTGAGGTAAACTGGCGTAATTGGACTTAAAAAACGGATTCTTAGCATCTTTACTAATCCGTCCAACCATTGCGTGGAACTTAGCCAAGCCTTGGGTTAGATTTTGAATACTTTGTGATTTTTCCATAGGTGTTTAGTTGTTTAAAGGTTGCGTTCAATTTCTATTTCAATTTGCATTAATAAACTGCGTGTCGGTTTAACCTCAATTACCTCGTCAGTTTGTTCATCATTATAGGATAAACTTGCGGTGTAATCAATTGTCACCTCAGTTTCGCCATAGGCTGGCGCGTATTCGCTTTGGTCTTCGCCCCAGTTGGTAACTGTGTAATCGCCTTGCCAATAGTAAGTTTTGCCCTCATAGTCAAAAATTACCTCTTTGTCGTAATGTGTTTCGCAATCGTAATTGTCCATAGGTGTGTTGTTTTGTTTATGCGAATTTCTCATTTATAAATAATATTCCAAAAAATAAGTAAGTTTTTTTTTAACAAAATCAAACATTTTTTTTTCGTGTCGTTTTTTATGCTTTTAACTTGCGCATGGAAAATGCAGAAATTTTAAATCCATTTGGGTACCTGGTTGCATCCAAGGTGCTGGACGAAAACAGAAAGCCAGCGGATTGGTGGCAACAATATTTGGAGTTTAACGAGCTTGTTGTTGAAAACGAGTTTTACGTTTTGTTTGCTGACGTCTTGTTAGTTAAAAAGGGACGCTCAAAATTTAGGACCAGCCAATACATTAAAGGCGGAAAATTTAAACTATTTAAAAAACATTATGACCAAGAAAAGAATTTTGAAAATGACCCCAACAATGCTTGGGTTTTGTATGGTGACAATTTGCCTTATTAAATTTTTTCTAAATGCATAATAATTTATTTGCCGTTCAAGTAACGCAAGCGCTGGAAGAAATTCGCGATTTGCTTATTGCTAAAAATCTTAAATATGGTAACTCGGCGCTGGAACCCCTGGGCGTGTTTAGTCAGTTGTCCGCAAAGGACGGACTACTGGTTAGGATTGACGACAAGCTAAAAAGGATTAAGAATGGCAGCTTGGAGCGTGACGATGAGGACGTTATAAACGATTTAATTGGTTATCTAATCTTACTAAAGATTAGCGGTTAATTCGGTAATTATCCGAATAACAAAGGTAAATTTTACAACTTTTTACCCTTAAAAAATCTTTTTGGCCACCCCGATTTGGTGGACTCCTTGCAATGGTTCGAATTGATACGAAAACAAATATTTGTTATCCAAGTAGGCAACTTTCGCGTTAGGTTGTAATAACGAACTAACCCCAGCACCTAAATAAAAACCCTTAGGTTTTACAACTATTGTCTCGGTTTTGGTTTCGGTTATTGTATTCGTAACTACTGGCAATTTATAATCGTTCGTTGCGGTCATTTTAAGCACTTCTCCAAGGACTTCTCCGCTCACCTTAGTACTACCATTATCAAAAGGAAAAGACGTCTCAAAACGGCTAATTTTAGGCTTAAAATTGATTAGCACCGTATCGCGTACAACTTGGGTTTTAATCTTTGTTTTAGGGATGTAAATTGTCTCCAATTTGTCGACAAACAAAGTGTCCGTTTTTGTCACGGTTTCATACTTATAAACAGTCTCTTGCTCAGGCCTTGGAAAAATTACAAAGGTCAACAAAACGCCTATTAAAAAAGAAATAGTTGCAATTCGAATACGTTCGTCGTCCAATAATTGTCTCATAATTTGCCAAAAGTTCTGTTTTGATTAGCTATTGTAAAGCCAAGCCAAATTTGTTTTAAAATTGCTTTTATTTTGTTCATTTTTTGCCTCTAAATTGAACGTAACAAATTACCAAACGCTGGTCCATACGCGGAAACTCTCGTCCCATTACTGGGTCGGCTACACATCTAGCAACAAAGTCGGTTTGGCTTTCGGCTGGTTTTGGCTTTGGTAATGGCATTATTGTTCGATAAATAAATTGTCTTGTTCTAATATTTTTCTCAGTTCCGCGCGGCACCACTTATAAGCTTGGTAAGTTTCGTCCGACAATTCCTTGTATTTCATTTCCGACCTTAACAACTGGTCAAAATCCCAAATGGCACTTTTATAATTATGGCCGTTTATAGCGGATTGAAAATCCTCGTTTTCTTGAGGTAAATTAAATTCAAGAATTGCGTTCATTTTACAAGGTGTTTATATTCTGCAATAGCATCGAAACAAGGACAAGCCTTATTTTGGTTAGGAAAATCGCGATGCCCTTGGATAACTAGCTTTTTATTGTCCGACCAAGCGATTACCTCATTAATACAATCAATAATGGCTTTCTTTTGGGCCTCAGTTCGATTGTCAAATCCTTTGCCTTTTTTATCTATTCCGCCAATGTATGAAATGTGTACGCTCACTTGGTTAAATCCTTTAACTCCGTTTGCAATCAACTTAAAATCCAGTAAACGATGCACTTTACCAGCCGCGTCGATTAGCAAATGATAACCTGGGTTTTTCCAGCCTAAGTGGTTTCTCCAATAGCGTAAAATAGCTTCAGGTGTTGCGCTTTGCTGGCTTGCGGTGCAATGAATTGCGATAAATTGGATTCGTCGTTTCATATTACAAAGATAGTAAAAGGTTTAAAGTTCCATCATAACGTTAAACGGCAATCGTCCCCAGTCTAAAGTAACACCAACTCCAATTGCTGGCTTTTTGCCAGCCTTTGCGTAGGCCATTGCGTAACTATCCTTATCAATTCCGCAACCTACTTGTTTGCCAAATATTTTAAAGTTTTTACCAACCACAAAATTGGTATAAGCCTCGGTATGTCGGTGGCCTTGTACGGTACTAATTAAATCCGCCTTGGCTCTTGCAATTGCTCCGCCACCTTCGCCGTGAACGTAAAGCACATCGTTTAAAACGTGTTCTTCTGTAAAGTTCCAGCCTGGGGTTTCCAAAACCTCCTTATAACTCTTTATCCACTTTTTAGAAATGCCAGCGGTAAAAGCTTTTCTCATAACTAATCGGTCGTGATTTCCAATTATTACAACCGCATCGGGGAAAGCATCGCGCCATTTATGGATTCTTTCAATTGCAATATTTAACTCATCAACCGCGCTCATTCCATCGGGGTCGGTTTCGTGGTAACTAGCGTAATGGTTGTCGATTACGTCACCCAAGAAAACTATCTTTTCGCATTTGTACCGATTCTTTTGTTCAATGCAAAAGCCCAAATAATCGTCGAGGCAAAAAGGTTCGTGTAGGTCTCCAATTTCGAGTACCCCACCCCCCCCATTAGCGTTTCTGAGTCCTTTAATAATTTCCCATTCCGCTCGGTTTAATCTCGGTCTAAATTCTTCCATTATAGAATCAAGCTGGTTACAATTGTTTTAAGTAGGTCAAAGAATGACCCAACGGAATGCTCGGGTAAAAGAAACGCGGCAACACCGCCAACCACAATTAAAAAAACCGCCCAAATTCCTAGGCGGATATATTTTGACTTTTCAACGTCCTTGTCCACGATATTTCTTTGGCTTTTGCTCAAACTTTGAATAGCTTTTTTTGGCCTTTCCGTTCCTTCGTTTCCCAAAAGAACTCTTTTTATTGATACTTAGCGCTTTAGCCATTATTTTTGTTTAAATTTTTTCCACAAGTTTTTAACATCCTCCAAGAAATAATCGCTTTTCTTTACTTGCTCCCAAAGTTTTATGACCACACCCACAAAAGTTAGGAAAAGAATAAGAAATTTTAGGCTTTCGTTCATATCAATAACAGAGGCAAGCGTTCCAATTATGCCGAGGCCTAATACTTGTTCGAATGGTGGGACGTGGTGCATTACATTTAATTAATTCGTTTACCAAAAATAAAGTATTTTAAACCAAATAAAAAAGCGCTATTTCTAGCGCTCTAAATTGTTGGCGTTACTTTACCATTACTTTTCTTTTAAAGACTCAAAAAGTGGCCCTAAAACAAGCACAGTAAAGCCTTTGGCCTTTACCTTTTCCTTTACTAGATCAGCATCCGATTTGCTTAGCTCAATGTCCCCCTCTGAATAGTAAATTTTCTTGGCCAGCTCGTAAAGTCTAATCGGGTCGTCTTTCTCTTCAGCTGAAAACAAAGCGTTCCCGACCATTTTAGAAAGTAACATAAACTCGCCGTTTTCA